AACTTCATGAACGCTTTGTTGTACTTGTTGTACAAGTCTTCGGTTGTCATTACTTGCTCCTTTGCTTGGTTGTTGTTTTGATTAGTTGTGATTACCAAGATGATTGGTAATGGAAATCCCAACTGTGATCCATTGTAAGGCAATTTTCCAAAATAGCAACTGTGTCCTCAAGATCACTGAAGTACAACTCATCGTAGTTAGTTGAGCCGAAAAAGAAACCTTCTTGATTCGGGAGCAATTCTTCTGCTTTTGAGTGATCGGCAAGAACCTGTTTACACAAGTCAAGCAGTTCAGTCAATGTTTCCCTGCTCACATAACTCTCACGGCAGTCATCCTCGCCATCTTGACAATTCTCAACGAAGTACTTGTGGATTTGGTTTGACTTGCGCCATTGACCGACTTTCATTTCAACAGAAATGCTTGGGCTGTCCTTAACTAGATGTTTGGAATCATCGCCAAGTGCCTCTTTCAGCATGGTGTAAACACCAGCCTTGCTAAAGACGTTGCTTTCGGATGTGTATTGCTTTGCGTGTAAGTACATATCTAATCCCATGACTATCTCCTTTGTTGGTTGTGATTAATACATTACAGGGTTTTGGTTGAAACTACTCCCATAGGAGCCACATTACAAGAATTGTTCCGGCAATGCATACAAATAATGCCAGTGTCATTGTTCGCCTCCACAACGGCAGTTGCCATTACATGAAGCGAATTGTGTTTGCAGGCTGTCGTAACCATTCTCAGCGCACTTGACGCACCTCCATACATCCGAAGGTAGATCGGGTGCTGGACGAAAGTCGTGGTTACATAGGATCACCGCTGTTGGTACGTTCATTGTGTCGCTCCCTTGATGAACTCTTGTGCTTTGCTTTCGGACACTTCTTCTGCGTCCCACGCAACATCAAATCCAGCGTCCTGACTGTACGTTGGTTGTTCAGGATTGCCCCAATTATCCATTGCTTCTTCTTTGCTGTTGGCTTCAACTAAGAACTCATGCTCAATGCTTTGCGAAACCTTCACAATGTAGTAACTCATGATGCATACTCCAGTTCATAAGCCTTGACAACGAAATCTTCGTGACTTGTAGACATGTATAGATTCATTAAACCTTTCAACTCATCAACTCCACCTTCACAGTAGAAGAAGATCCTGTCATCCCGTTGTCCGAGCGAATCAAAGTCTTCATTAATTTCGGGATCGTATTCTCCAAATGAGATGTATTGCTGTTCTTCAATTCCGGAGTCGTACCACTGAATGATGCAGTGCGCTCCTACTGGCTTGGTGTTATTGGACATTGTCTTCCTCCCAGTCAAGTAATGCGTAAGCCCATGCGTTGCAATCGGTGCATGGGCATTTTGGTTCATGTCCTTCAGGTTGCTGTGGTTGTGGTGTCATGACCAACATTGTAGGCACATCGGAATGGACATTACAACCTCCTTCCAAACATTATTTTGTAAACACAAAAGCCCCACACCCTGAAAGGATAAGGGAGTGTGGGGCTATGCCTACCAACCACAGTAGGTTTGTGCTTTGCATCTGCTCCGTCTAGCGAAACAGATCAAATCTATGCACTACTTGTGACTACGACCAAGTGCCGTGACCGCAGTTTGTACTGCAATGAAGATGTTGTGAGATGTACCTAAGACTTGTGTTGGTTCTAATGGATCAACAATCTCAAACCACGGGTTCTCTAAATACTTAAACTTCTTCTTGTCTCCAACTAGTTCATCCAACTGTGCATCTGTAGTGATTCCCCACTGCCACAAATCTGCTTGATCAACCACTTCAATAGTTTCCTTCGCACGGATTTGCAAGCGAAGAATGCCTGCTACCCGAACTACATAACTGCGGTGCAGATTGTAAATATAAGCAACAGTTTTGTTATCTGAACCTACATACCATTCTGCGCCAGTCTGCTCAGTGTTCGGAGCAACATTCCATGTAACCATTGGCAAGGACATTACAGAAGTATTTGTGAAGTTAATGTCTCCAGTAGATTTCATATACGGTTACCTCGCATCTCTGTCCAACTAAAATGGTTTTCTTCATCTTTTGGATCAAGTCCCATTTGTGAACACCATTCTGCATAGGTTGCATTGTCATTAAAAATCTTGATAGACGGCTTAATGCGGGGCGCAATTTGCCCTTCGGAATCAGAAATATTAGTCATAGCAAGCACCTACCCGAATACGGCATCTCGGTAGATTTCTTCCATGTCTTCTTCTTCCTCTTCATCTTCGGGCTCATTTGGTTCCACATCTTCGGGATCTGTTTCATCCCTGATCTCACCAGCGGTACGAGCCTCATCAGCCATTTCCCACTCAATACCACTGTCAAAGTAGTGTTTCACAGTCCATCCTCATATTCATCACTGTACCTATCTACTTGCAGTGCAACAGAGCCATCATGTGGAAGTTTAGTAACAAAGTAGCCAATGCGATTGATATAAGCAAAACCACTAATAAGCCATGTTCCCTCATCACCATCTACCCACGTCCAAACATTTTCGTCTGGTTGTGCGAGTACAAAATTAACCTCTTCACCGTAAGTCTCAAACATCAAACCATCCCAACTACCGTCAGGTGCAATGTGGTTTTTGATTGGTTTGTATTTCTCTTCCCAATCATCTACTGCTTGAATCATTTCCTCTGTTACTTCAGACATTACAAACTTTCCTTTCGTTTTGGTTGTGGTTAGGAGGCTATCGTGCCGAGATCGGATTCAACAACCCCAGTTTCAATCCATTCTAAGTCAATGCTGTACAAGAAGACAATATGACCTTCGGGCGCACGAAACTTCACATGCACACCACAGCGTGATGCGTCATCATCTGCAACATCAACTAAGTCTTCGTCTACCCAGCCTAAATACTTCATTTGCAGAATCTCTTCAGGGCTGTAGTAAGAAGTCGTGTTAATGGCTGGTATCAACAACATCTCTTCAACTAAGTCTTTACGAACTACGTAATAACCGCTCATTGCTATTGTCCTTCCATTTCAATAAGTGTTTCCATAACTTCCCAACCAAGTTCTATTGAACGGTCGTGCAGTCCTTTGGCGATTGTGCCTAACACCTCGTCACATTTCTCTTGTGACCAGTCAGGGCGCAACGATTGAACATCTTGCCATGACCACCTGATTACTACCATTTCATCTTCATTCATTGCTGTTCTCCTTTGTTTGGTTGTGGCTGGAATAGTAGTGTCAAGCACCGACCATTACAACCTTTTATTTAGATTTTTCTCCAGCCTTGCCACGCACAGCCTTTTGTAGGAATCCGTGCTTCCTTGCAAGCATGACCCTCTTCGCTGATGTGCTCTTAGAGATCTTGAAGGCTTTAGCAATATTTGGAATTGGTGGTACACCGTAGTTACAGGACTCTTTATAGATTCGGGCAACTTCTTGCAACACATTCTCTGATAAAGCAGAGCCCCTGTAAGAGCCACTCTCTTCAGTAGTCAATACTGGCTTGTCCGTTACATTCTTCCTAGCATTTTGGACAAACTGCACAACTGGAACTTTTCGGTATGTTTCAATTGTTATTGGTGAACCGTCCAATGAGGTGATGCTGACATAACTAAACACCAAGTGACCAGCCATCTTGTCTAAGCCGACAGTGACTTCATATTCAGTTTTAGAAATAGGATCTTTCCAAACTTCAGTGTGTAACTTCCTCATGCAACCTTCTCTCTACGCAGGTTCCTGCGTCCTCGGTTGGTAGTCCCACCCCAAATACCAACTGCATGATTGTCTAACGCATATTGCAAACAACTTTGCTTTACTGAGCAGACATTACAGAAGTTTTCAATGACTTCTTTGTAATTGTGTGTGGAGCCAAACTCAATAAAGAAGTTATTGACATCGGAGCCAACGCAAGCCCCAAGTTTCATCCATTTGGGATCTTCACGAAGAACTTCTCTGTAGTTGTGTCCACCATCAATCAAATCCGTCATTGTGCTTCCTCCATCTGCCAAAACCCAAACAATGCTCCGTCTGAGTCTGACGCACCAAACGTGCAACCTTCGGGAGAGATTGCATCCATCACGTTGTATAGGTGCTGAAGCAAAAATGATTCTTGCTCATAATCCCGTTCCGCATTTGGATTGATCATATTGAAAAGAACATCTTCCCAATCTTCTAAAATTGAATCCTTGATTTTGTTATCGTGCTCACCAATTACTGAGAGGAATACTTTTGCCAAATCCTCGTTACGGAGTGTTCCCTCACTAACAACTTGGTTTACCCAAGTGTCTGCAAGAGGTTGGATATTCTCATACGACATTTGTTGCTCCTTTGGTAGGAGCATCACATTAGTGGTTGCGAATGGGTTCGGCAACCCTATTCTGAAATATTTTCTATTTCTTTTGCTGTGTAAAGCGGCAACACTTTATTCATGTGGGCACACTTGTGAGTTGGATTTTCAGACAAATTAATAAACACCGTCAATTGCTCTGAGCAATGTGGGCACATGTATTTTGTCCCTGATTTTGAGGGCATTACAAACTCCTTAGTTCTGTGGATCCCACGGGCTCCAGCCCGCCACATCGTACAATAATTTACCAGCAACCAAGTTAGTTTTTGCATCCAATAGTGGTTCTTGTGTGCAAATATCCATTTCTTTACAAATCAAACCTGCATAATATTTGTGATCGGGTTTCCAATGGACTCCATTCAATTGGAGCAAACCACTGTCTGATCTATGAGACCAATCAGATACACCCGTGACATTACAGGCTTTGTCCACGATGTCTCCGCCTATGCGGTTCGGGCATCCACCTGATTCTCGGAGGATAATGTGACCCAACTTTTTCCATGTGTCGGGAGCCCATCCTGCCTCAGAAGCCAAGCGTGGGAGCCAACTAATATCACCATGGGCATACACAATTGGAACAGGCTTATCTAACTGATCCACTGGTACGTAACTTACTTTTACTTTGGAACTTTGCTCTGAGGAAACTGTTGGTGCTACCGCTATTACTGTTGCCATTACTAGATTTGCAATTAGTGTAGTGAGTGTCGCCGTAAGTTTGATCATCCATCATCCTTTGTTCGGGTAATAAAAAAGCCCCATCACTGGGGCGGTTGTTCCTATTGGGAACACCTATAGTTTACCTCAAATTAGGCTCTCAGCAACCTCTGTAGCATAATTTTTAGATCTCCCAAGTCCTTACTGCTCTTGGGAATTACGCTGATGTCAATATTTTTATTTATATTGTTGTGTGCATCAACACATTCGGAGCAATTACAACCTTGTCTGTATCGTGTAACAGTTCCATGTGCTGCAAAGTTTGTAACCTTATTTACCTTCTGTAACGGCGTTCTTTCTTGTGGTGTTAAACCACCCCACATACCGTAAGTTTCATTTATTCCTATTTCTTTGCATTCTTTCCAAACTGGACAGACATTACAGACATTTTTAGCAATCGCGTAATACAGTTCAGGGTTGGGAGCATCAAATGGAGGAAACCATATATCTCCCGCACGATTTTTACATGCGGATTCGGACATCCAATCGGGAGGGGTTTTCATGCAATATCTTCATCAGACTCTACCCATGTAGTGAGGTCATCAAGCATGTAAAAAACTGGTATTCCTATACGCTCTGCTTCTTCTACTTCATCTATTGTCCCCGTAGAACTTTCGGAATCGTAAACCAAAACAGCATCACAACGTTTCAATACTTGGAAGCAATACTCATTCCAATGCTCTGCACTGTGTTGGTGACGTTGTTGCCAGTAGTAAGTTAGGCTCGGAATAACAGGAAGACATACGCCCGTGGTGTACAACTCTTCCGCCATGTCAATTGCTGCGTTGCAATTTTCCTCAAAGTCCTCATACACATATGGGCCAGCAATGTACACGTGCGGTAATACCACGTGGGCAAGTGATCTTAGAAACTCTTTGTTCACACCTTCTGCCACTATGTCTTCGGAGTAGTTTCTCAAATGGAAGCCTTTCACTCTAATTCCTATTCATATTAGAGCGAGCGACCAAATAAAAGCAAGCAAGTAAGATAACTATGAATCCCTTTGGCATTAGTTTTCTCTCTTCCAGCGCATACCATTGCGGAAATACACAGTGGCGTAGCAGACAGCCATAAAGATAAACCCATATTGTTTGGTTTGTAGGGCAAACAATACCCAAAGTATTTCATTGGCTGTAAGGAAGAAAAAAGCAGTGGCTTGTTTCTTGCCCACATACCACATACCAGTAACACCAAATATAGCCAATAGCCATGACCACGCCTGATTGCTCATATTGTACTCCTGTTGTTGAACGACTTAGTCCAACACTACTACAACTATTTAGTTGTGGTATTCCAGTTGTACACGGCTTGGTGAAGAACACCCAAAACATCGTCAGGGTTCTCGTCTTCGTTCTCTAAGGCTTGGCAGTAACTATTAGCCGCTTTGATGATGTTTTCAGCACTGGCGAGTTTCTTGGCGAAAGAATCAACCAATTGACGCAATGCCTGCTTGTCATCGTATGCACGAGCAAGAGATACCTGTAAGTCTTGGATTACTGCAAACTCAAATGATTCCATAAAACCTCATTTCATAGGTTATATACCAGCGTACAGCCTATGAATGGGCTTGTCAAGTGTCTTCAGACAAATCTAGGACATCTTGGTACATGGTGTTGGCTTGCTGGGGATTTAAGCCACCACTAGCCAATTGCCTAGACACATCACCAGCATTTTGCCCAAACAAGCGACTGAGTACGCCACTGCTACCTCTGGCTTCTACTTCCAAGCGAACCATGTCCCTAGTGTCACTTATGTCCTTGAACTTTTCAACAAGGTTAAACAGACGCTCCACTTCTCCTGAAAGTGCTGGGTCAAGACCCTGTCCTTCTAGTTCTTCAGCAAAGCGAGCGAAGAGTACACGACTTACTTGCATCTCCAATAATGCCCTCAATGCTGCCTGTAACTGATCCTTAGTTTTGATCTCTACAGGTAACTTAAATCCACACTCAGAATCTTGTCGGAATGCAGGACAACGTGCGCTGAGATAGCAACTATTGCATTGGCGCAAAAGTCCACTTTTATACGAGATTACAGGAACCTTTTCAACACCTAAACTTTCAATATCTTCTTCACCAGCAAGGGTTTTAGCCAATTGTGGGGTGAATTGTTCAATACCTATGACAGGTAGCAATACTTTGTCATCTTCGTGCCGCATCTCAGCACCCCGGATAGCAATAGTTGACCCCCTCGGTGCCACATTTGGAACAGAAGCAGGATTGCTCGGATAGTTGATATCCGTGACACTTTCCGATAGACCAATTTCTTGCTCATCGTCCATTTCTTGAGGCTCATAGACCCCAAAAACAACCTTTTCCCACGCTTGCCAAGAAACAATTGCAAGCCTCGCAACCTCAGAGTTGTCATCCTGAATGATTGCATCGTAGTCAATCCCTAACTTAAGGATGTCTGCTCGGTGCTTCTTTCGGGACGAATCCTTTTGTTGGGCGGGGTATCGGCGTAAGCCATGACCGTCCCAAATCTGAGTTTCCCCATACCTAACTGCTGATGTCCATGAGCCAACAATTACCGAATCCCACGGCAACGCTGCAATAACATCGGGCTTAGAAGATAAGCCTATTAACTTGGCATCCCAACGCTGAATCAAGTTTCTAATGCGAGAAATGGTCTTACCATTTACTGCCTTGTCACTAATTGCTGCCCTTCCATGCTTTTGGCAAAGCCAAGCAAGGCGTTCCATATCATTAGGGTCATTCCATACAGGGATGTACCGCTCCCCCAGCCAAGTACCGTCATAATCGGGTCTCCCAATGACCATTGCAATGTTTTCGTAGTGCTGGCGCACGAAATCGTCGTATCTACTGACATCCTCATCATTTTCAGATGTGTACAGAATGATCTCTCCCGATGGGAACATTACAGACAAATCCAATTCCTTTTTCTTAGGAATGGGCAGGTGAGTAAGGTTTACAGCGTACTTCGTAACTCCCGATGCCTGTAATAACGACCTATGGGATGCCTTTTCAGCATTGGCAAAATATACCTTCACTCATTGTCTCCCACATTTTTATATAGAGATTGAACATCTAATTCATGTGCAAGGTCTGTCCAAATCTGGCGTTCTTTGGGCTTATTGTCTCGCCATTCTGGGCGAACAAAGTTGGGAAGACACACCAACAGGCTAGGAATACCATCTTGCATAACTAACGTAACCGCTTCAGGGCTCGTATCTACATACCAGTCAATCTTGCCATATACCGCATTTAAGTCACGAACACGGTCACGAAAGGATGTTGAACCTGTTCCCTTGACTGTGTCTGTGAGGGCAAACTTATAACCTTCCCTCTTTGCCCATGAGTTTAGCATGGTGGGGTCAGTATCACCACTACCTAAGATAATCATACGTCCGTGGTACCTTGCGTACAAGGCTTCGTAAAGTTTCTGACCGTCTGGAATAGGTTGGCGAGCACCTGGAACCATTGCTTTATCTGTTGCTGCATAAGCAAGCACATCAAAAGTGACAATAAGCATTAATCGTACATTCCCATTGCCGTGCGTTCTTTGTGGGCAACATACCCTGAACCTACTGGGCAATAGTGGCAAAGGTACTGACGGTTGGCTTTTGGTACACCTGCTTTGCGTCCAATAGTTTTAGAGTCATCTTCCCAATCAATACAACTACCTTTTGGTGCATTGTGGCGATGAAAGCATTTCAAGGCTTCTACTCTAAGATCATCACGAATCTCACGAACTTCAATTTCGTTCTTCATTAGTTCTTTTTTAATGCCTGTTTCACCGTCAAGGGCATCATAAGTGGCTTGGTCACACCGAAAGATCTGTGACATGTGTGCTTCAGGGCGTTGATCTTGTGCCTTACCAAGATGCATTTTGATAATCTCTTGCAACTCCATGTCATTATCTGCGTTGCCATCATAATCACGCATTTTGTGCATGATTCCACAAGAGTTACATACTAAGAGTCTTGGCATATTGTGCTACTTTCTATAAACTTGTTAATTTCCGTAGTCTAGCAGTTTTTAATCCTGATAATCGTCTGGGTTCAATCCTAACTTACGCAGAGCATCATCAATTTCTGATTCAGCCTTACCAAATTCACCCTTTTTCTTAAACCCTTTAGCACTACCTGCTGGGTGAAACTGTTGTTGTTCCCCGCGTTTTGCTAATTTCTTACGGCGGAACTCCGCCATATCAATAATGTCCCCCACATTACAACCTTTTACAGGCTAATTACTGGGTCTTTTGCCTCAGCCAGTGGGCTTTTTGGAGTCAAATTGTATTGCGACTGCACCACCATTTGACGCTTTAGCGCAAAGCCTTCTTCTACATCGCCACCACGACTTGGGGTAAGCGACTTAAATGATCCATCGGTATAACCCATACGTAGATCAGCATTCTGTGAGCGAGATGTGTTTACAGCCATGATCTATTTTACCACCTTAGTTACCCATTGGGGTATGGTATGTATCTCCAGGAAGTTGGCGATACCACATACCGTCAGATTGAATATCCTCATGGACATGCTTACCGTCCCGAACCATGTAGTCAGGTAGTGCCAATTGTGCCTTCATATGCATGTCTCGTGCCATTCGTTCAGCATCCATGTGTGCGGTTTCACCACGAAATGTTGCATGGTGCTTACCTTCTCGCATCACGACTGCTTCCATACCATCATCTTTAATGTGATGACCAATACCCAAACCTAAATACTTTGCTTCCCACGTACCCATTATCTACCGCTTTCCTAGTTTAGATGACCCAATTTTAGCAGGCTTGCCCATAGAAGCGCCAGTAACTGAACCAAATGAGATGGCTGGTGCTCCTGGTTGTCCTGGACCTGCTGGAGCATGGGGCGAATTAATGCTTGTAGTTTGGCTCGCTTGACGAGCATCTGTTACGTTGGCTTGAATAGTTGGAGCACTTGTGTTGTTGCTGTAACCACCAACAGAAGGTTGTGCTTTTGGCGCTCTTGGCTGACGAGCCTTGCCACCAGCAACACCTTGTTTAGCAACTCGTGCTTGCTGTTCTGGAGTTCCCTCTTTAGCAATAGATGATTGCAACCCACGGCGAGCCTTAGCAGTTTGAGCGTTTCGTGCCTTTTGAGCAGGAGACAACTGCTTACGCTGTGGTGTTTGTGCCATAGCACTGCTGTTGTTGGGGTTATAAGCGTTGAGGTTTTGACCACCAAGACCTTGTTGGTTGGCTGTCATACCAGAATTATCACCAAACCCAGTAAAGGCACCAATATTGATACTGTTATCTACAGTGTCACCACTTACTGCAGCGCCTTTCTTACCCCTTCTACGCCCACCACCGCCACCGCCAAAACCACCACGGTCATAAACATTGAGTGGATTTCCTCCTGAATACATGCTGTTCATTAGGTTTGCACCAAAACCACCTTGTGCACCAGCAGCATTATTTGGCATGTTAGATGCACCAAAATCTTTGGAGACACCTGCAGCAGGAGCACTAAACTGTGGAACTGGTGCTGCTTGTCCTCGGTTTATCCTACCTGTAGCGTTATACAAGGGTTGAGGATTTTGAGCACCAAATCTGTTTGTAGGCATGGACTATTATACCCAAAGACTCTGCATGGAATATCGCCCTGAACCACTGAACTTGTCATCATTCATTTGTGCTCGTTGGAACATAACGGGAGCACCAGAAACCCATGAACGGTAAGTCGGGGCATAACGGTCTACAGATAGCACGTCCATTACCTTTAGTTCCTGTTTAAGGAATCCTCTACGTTCTGGCATAAGTTGTTGAGGAACAATTGGGCGAGTAGCACGAATAGTGTCTAAATCAGAAATAGCGCTTTGCAGCGCAATATCAACCAGCATCTCTTCACGAGATTGCCAAGGTCTACGAGTTCTGAAGTTGTCTACGGGCATTAATCTTCCATTTCTCCCATATACTTGCCTTCTGACATATTTTTTCTGATTTGTCCATGTGTCTCAGCAAATGCTTGCCTTTGCTCTTCTTCTTCTTCAGATTCACTTGGGCCATTGAACCTATCGCCACTGGGATCAACTTGACTCCACATTGCTTGTTGTTCAGCAATGTCTTTCTGAACACGAGGATCATCACCAAAACCAACACCGATTTCAGCGTACCTACTGCCTAATGCATCTTTAGTAACTTTACGGTTTGGGTGATGTCGTGTATCTTCGCCTTTAGGCATTAGTAACTCTTTTCTGTTTCGCTAAATCCTGAATCTGGCTCTAAACCATCATTGCCACGGGCATCTTCCATCGCCTCATGTGCATCACGGTCATCTTTACCGTAATTAGGACTAGTCATTGCAGCCATGTTTGCAATATCAAACGAAAATCGGCTTACTCCACGATTTGGGTGATGGCGAGTGTCTTTTCCTTTAGGCATTATTCATCATCTCCGTACCATGTAGGTTGTGCCATTGGGTCATATCCCTTACTGCTTGGGAAAATCTTGTCAGCAAGTTTGTTCAAAGTAGAAGTTTCTGCCTTCTTACGCTTCCTAAAAGCATCTAAATTAACGATGCGAGCATCGTGATTACTAGTATCCTTACCTTTAGGCATTACTTGTCTCCTGACGGAATTTCCTCATTAAGTTTATCAGCATGGGCCTTTGCTTGCCATTCATGATCATATGGAACAATCCCTGCAGGGTTTACATGGGGCATTCTCCTCAACTTATCCCCCACATTCGGGGTGTACCCAATAAACCATTGCATGCCTGATGAACGAGATTGGGTAAAATCGTTTTGTTGAGAGTTACTCCCACGATAATGGTGGTAACGACCTACCTGACGTTTTGCGTTATGGCGTTCGTCCTTACCACCCGACATTACGGATTCTTTGTGCGGGGATTGGCTTTGGTGTTAGTTGGTCGGCTAGTACGGGCTGCGTTTGGCGCACGAACATGCGCTGCTGGACCACCTGTAGATAGGACGGTTGCATTCTTATTGGTAGAAGAAGCCTTACCAGATGTGCTGGCTACTGCTGGACTCCCTACAGTGGCACCTTTTACATTTCCGTAAGTATTACCATCACCAACGTTTGCTTGAACCGTAGCGTAATTGTTGTTAATGGAACCAGTACCACCCTTACCAGGAGTTCCACCACCGCCACTGTTGTCGTTAAATGCGTTGATGTTCTGCCCGCCAAGACCTTGTTGGTTTACATTGTGACCACCTGCAAAGAACTGCGTCCGTGAGTACGAAGGGGCAGAAGAAACTGCTGCTGGTGCTGGTGGGGTAGACCTTGAGGTTGGCGCAGAAGCACTAGGTGCTGCTGCCATTGGTGCTGCTGGTTCTGAGGATTTAACATCGCCGCCAAAGAAGCCTTTAAATCGTGATGACATGCTTGGCTTACTCGTGGCGGATGGGGCAACACCCTTCACACCTAGGTCATCATCAGAAATATCATAGAAAGTTGATTTACCTGTTGATTGAGTTGCTGTAGATGCTGCTGGATTAAATGGGCGAATGCTGCTTTCCCGATTTCTACGCATTTGATTTACTGCAGCAGTGCCTTTTGCTTGACTCTTAGTTCCTGTAATGGGTGAACCTTTACCTGTTTTATCTGTGTTTAGGATGTATGGTCCACCAGATTTCTTTTCAGTGTCTGCTTTAGCAGTAGTAGAAGGCTTAACTGCCATCTCTGCGTCTAATGCTGCATTTGCTGCTGATTCTTTAGCAGTAACTTCATCTGCTTTTGCATTGAACTCTGCATCTTCTTCAGCCGTAGGTACTCGTGGTAAAGCACTACCGTAACCACTTTTCTTTGACTTACTAAAACGATCTACGTCAACAATGTTATTTGAACTGTCTGAACGAGGAACCTGTGCTGCTAAAACAGGCTCTGACTTTGGTGTTTCAGCAGCGGGTTCTGCTTTCTTAGCCTTACTTGGCTTTTCTTTTGGTGTTTCAGCAGGTGCCATACGTTCAACTGCCTGTGTCACTACATCTTTCTTCTTAGGTTCTGCCTTTTTCTTATTGCTTTTTTTAGCAGTAGGGGCGGATTCACGACCATCTTCAAGTTTGTAAGAACCACCAGCAGCAATAACATCTGAAAGTAGTTGGTCCATCTCTTCTGGCTTCATTGGCTTAGTTGCTTTTTTCTTATCTGCAGCAACTTGCTTAGGGGTAGCCCATTTGCCCCTTTTCCAATCTTTTTCACTTTGTGATGGGATATAGTCTGGTTCTTTTTTCTTAGATGCCACGGGCTTCTCCAATGATTGGGGTAATGCAGGTTCTTCTACTTTACCAGTTTTAGAAAGTTCATATGCTTTTTTTACGTTTTCTAATGAATCCGTAGAGTAATAGCCATCATCACCTAGTGTCTTTTGTTTAGAAGAATTATAATTTCGTACAGAAACTGTGTCAGTGCCAAGTTTATCCCCTACTGCCCATGGGCTTAATTGGTTACCTATCCACTCAGGGATTTTATTGGGTTGAGGAATACCAAAATCTTGCCCTAATATAGGTGCTTCCCCCACATCTATCCCGTAACTGTAGTAATCACCACCATATTCTCCAGGTTTTTTGGGTTCACCCTTTGAGTTTATTGGGCTCGGCCTATCAGAAGAGTTCATTGCCCATTGAAACGGCGTTACTAGTCCTTTTTCTAAATAATCTGCTCTAGCATTCCATTCTTGACCAAGATAGTCATTACTATCATTTACCCCTTCCATAATCTCTTTTTGGGTATATTTGGGTTTTTTCTTTTTTGCCTCTGCCGCAGCAAGACCTGTTCTATGCTCTTTAATCCAAGTGTCGTGTTCTTGTGCTGAAAGACGATGCTGCATCCCCAAAATTTTGTTGGCTTCTGGGACATGTATAGGGTCAACGTTGAAGCGTGTAAGCCCCTCTAGTGGGTTATCTTTCTTCTTCTTAACCACTACTTATCTCCAAGTAGGGCGAAGAGAACTAAGTTTGGCACGGCGTTCAGCATCAATGTATTCAGCATTCTGACGCTCATCTACACGAGGGATACCTTTAGGCCCTACTTTGCCATCATTAGTCAAGACAACTGGGGCTGCTCCAGGGGGGGCGAACTTCTGACCACGGGATTCATAAGCAATACCAGTCCAAAGATTGAACTCATCGGGCCAAATATAGTCTCCTGCGTTAATGCGCTCACCCTTGTGTACACCACGTGAGTATTGGCGAGCATTCATTCTGCTCAATGAACCCAAAATCTTGTCTTGTCTACGATTAGAAGACATTGTTCCAAGATAACCATCAGGATGGGCCGATTCTGGGGTAGAACGGTATCCAGCAAGTTGGTAATCTTTGTTATTGCGGAATACAGGGGCAGGACCAAACTGGGGCTGTGAACCTGCGCTAGGTGGTTCTGAAGGTGAATTCCAGTTATTAAAAGAGGTTTGAGAAGATCCAGCCACTAGATGTTGCCAGCCATGCTTGAATTAGCAGTGGTTACAAAGCCACCTGCTGAACCAGCAACAGATGTAATGGGGCGTGGCTTTTCCTTTTTGACAACTTTTGTTTTCTTTGCTTTTTTCTTTACAGTAGCCACTAGCAATCCCACTTGCGTAAAGCCAAAGCCTTACGAGTTGGTTCTCCATTTGGTTTTTTCATTGGGCCTTCCATACCACCCATTCTGGCACAGAAAGATTTGCGACGTGCAGCAGCCTTTGGAGACTTCTTGGCTTGTTCAGATGAAACAGGTGGTTTAAGGTTATGCCCCTCTTTTTTAGCAGAGGCACGACCTTTAGCGTTCAAACCACCTTCAGGGTTTTTGCCCTCTTTACGTTGCCATGCAGGTGACTTAGCCATTATTTCTTTTTCTTTGCGACAGCCATGTTGTCAACTAGGTTTGGGTAAGAGCGTCCAGCAGCCTTAGCACGAGCCTTTGCTTCTGACTTTTGGTCAGGAGTCAACTTGCTGGATTTCTTTTTAGGATTAGGTTTGTCCCATACTTTCTTTTCTTTTGCCACTATTTCCACCTTTTCTTATTGTTTGGATCATTTGGGTTCAATGGTTTAGGATTAGGTTCCCAATCATAGGGCTTATCAGGAAGACCACCTGTTTTAGTTGGTGGCTTTTTTGGTGGTTTCTTTCCACCACCACCTGTGGCTGTGCGAGCACCACCATCCATCCACTCTTTACTATTAAGTAAAGGGCCGTTAATTTCTCTTAATCGGTGACTGGTTGGCACTTAATACCCACTAACCGCCGTAGCGAAGGGTATTTTCAATGGTTCTTTCAGCGTGAGGACCGAGATTATGTTGAATGTTTACAACAATCTTCCCTGAACCTGAAGGACGTGATGGGCGGACAATACCTTGTGGTGGAGTCCAATCAGAACCTTTGTTTGAAGCATGTGCTGCGTCATTTGATGCAGAAGCACTGCGACCACCATACCCCTGAGTATCTTTGTACTTAGAATGACTACGAATGTATCCCATGATTAGTAGCCTCCCTTTATCCGTTTGCGGTTTTTGCTTTGGCGATACGCTTGTTCACCCTTAGCACCACCTGCAAGGTATGACGATTCACTACCAGATGGTGTTTCCGCAAAGGAATCACCGTCTTTAAGACCAAGCATTTTGTTATTTCCCATGCGCTTTGTTTCTGCTGCTTTAGCAATATCAAACGATTGTCCTGCGGCTTTTGACTCAGCCATTACTTTAGGGCTGTTTACACTCTTCAAAGCCTTTGCAGTCTTCTTCTTATCTTTAAGAATTGACTTACCTTCTGGGGATGAAGGCTCATGGTATGTGGTGTACTCAGCACCAATTTTAATATTAGGTTTTTTTGGACCCATTGCATCGCCGCCACTTGGGTTGACATACCCAGAGTGTGGTCCTGATGCAGATGCAGCATCACGGTCTACACGGCGCTGAGTCATCGCCTGTGTAGTGTTTTGGCTGTCGTCACGAACTGTGTGAGTATCTGGCTTTGCACCTACTCGTGGCTTAAGTTGCCCACTGTTAGCGTAAGGAACAATACTGTTTACCTTGTCACGATTAAACCAGCCCATTGTTTACCTCACTACGGGTTTGAAGGATATAGCGGAGATACTCTCTCCATTCTCACCAATAATATCATCAAAGCCAATGACAAAAGACAAGTCAATTCCCCGTGGGGCGACAAAACCTCTTGCAATTGCACAGGCTTTGGCGGCTTGGTTTACAGCACTAGCGCCAATAGCCCTAATTTTAGGTAAGTGACCTGCCACGACCGATCTGGCAAGGATAGAACCAACACTTTGGGGGTTGCTTGATCCTGAGACTTTAAGGACATCATCTACTTTTGTGTTCAGTTCTTGAGACATTTTGACTCCTAGTTAGGTAAACAGATGTCTCAATAATATCATTTATGCATAACCAGCGCCGTGGAGCAAATCAAGCATGTCCTCTAGTCGCATTACAGCATAAGAATCACCTACAGCAGCAGCGCCTTTTCCAGGGCGCTTTACCACCAGCAATGGAACACCCATATGCAGTTTCTCAGCCTGATGAACTGTGTCATTCAACCATTCACTCAATTTAAACGCTTTTTGGTTCTTGGCTTGAATAGCAACTTCAGACAAAGTAAGCCTTTGAACTACTCCATGGATGTCCCCAGCATCATTTTCCCCAGCAAGAGCGGTTCTCCTTGCATTCTTAAAACCTTGTTCTTTGAGGTAATTAACTAGTAATGTCTCAAAAGTAGTGCCTTTGGCCTTATGTTTGTTTCCCATATTTAGATAAATTCCAAGGGCATTACAATGATTGGAGTACGCTCGCCAACCCATGCGCCAAGGCAATTGTAACTAATGTACTCATCTGCCTCTTCCACGGTCATACCATCCCTGTTAACGCATACTTCCATCATCTTGTCCCATGAGTAAACAGCCAGTAAAGGTTCGTTAATGCGTTGCGAAAAACCAATCAAGGCTTCATCAAAGCCAGTCATCAACAAAGCGTCTTCGCCCATTGCTTCTAAAGCCTCGTCAATACGCTCTCGTAGTGTTGAGTCCATTAAGGCATAAACCTATGCTGGCGAAGTTCTTTACCTGACATACCAATACGGCGTGACAACTCACGAGAAACTACTTGAGCGCCACGTTCACAGCGATCAAACACTGTGTCTACAAGTTTGCGGTAAGCACGTTTCTGCATATGAATTTCTATTTGATGGGTAATCCTGCTATCAACATCTCGTTTTGCTTTAGCAACCGTGACTAGGTCGCCTTTAGCCTTGTCACCCCATTGCTCAATCAACACGTTTGATTGAAGGTACTCAAGGATGTTGCGTTCACGTTCTTCTGTAATCTCCGCTTGGACCAACTGTGCCTTTGCGTAAACCAACCACGCCATGAAATCCGTGTACAACTCCATTAGATCGGAATCACCAATGTCTCCGATATTACGGGGTAGTTCAGGAAGAACTCCGCTTGGTTTTTTTGGTAACGGAAAGTTTTGAAGAAACAAATCCATCTCGGGTGTCTGTGTCATTACTGTCATCCTCACTCCTCCAACATGTATTTTTATAAGAACAGAACTTGCAACCAAATGCTGACGAAGACTCAGCCCACATAGGTCTCATTGGGGGAATGTCTTGCTTTAATGCTGCCATCAATCGTTTGCAGTTGTCAAGCATGGGTTGAACTAGTTCAGGGGTAAACCCAACAACAAACTCTTTTACTTCTTGTGTAGGTTTCCATTCATACAAGAAGACCATCTCATGTACTCCCGTGCAATACATGTAAAGCAATCCCTGTTTGATATGGCTTGGGAAAGGTTGTCTAATCTTCTTCCACAAGCCATCTAAAGTCAAGTTACCTTTTTGGTAATCTTTAAACAGATCTGGCGCTTCAAACCGAACCGTACCTAAACCAATAGACTTGATTTCAATCAATGCACGGCCTTTAGCATCATTGATAATCCCATCAGCGTGACCAAGAATCATGTGCTCTTCGTTGCTTAATGGTATTTCACGGTAAATAGGTTGAGCAGTAATACAGATTGGGCAAAATTGTGGGCTAACTCCCTCCCACTCATGTCTGCATCTGGCGTTAGAGCATTGCCAAAGCCCCTCCAACACTCCAGCATGGTTTAGCCATCCTTGCCACTTTGCATGAATGTAGTGACCTTCTGCAAACACATTAAGACGTTGAAAGGAAAAACTCTCAGGGTCTTTTGGGTGGTCTCTGATGGTGTACCAGTTAGCCCGAGGGCACCAATCACGCTTGGCTAATTCACTTGGGTGAATGTGGGCAGTGTCTCTAGTACTCTCACGAACAGCAGTATCTTTAAGAATTTGTACGGCTACTGTAGGTAGAACACGACCATTCATGGTGAGCATTTTTAAATAGTCATTACGCTCACCCATACTTATCCCACTTTTTAGTCTTAAATTCTTGCTTTAGATTGACCTGCATAGCATGTTGGTAATACTCTTTAGCACGAAGCACGTCTATTAAACGGTTTTTGTGATAGTTCTCTGCAAGACGTAGGCACTCTGCTAACTGTGTGTTATTCACCAATCATCTCCAAAAAGTCGTCCTCAGTGAGGATTACATAATTTCTATTAGCAAGGTCAAACTGTAAAATAGGAACCCGTTCTTCAGCAATTGCTCGTAAACGTAATTCCCTTAAATCTAATTCTTTAATTGTAATCGTCTTCATGTTCTCTGTCAACTTATTTTCAATAAGAAAGTCATGGCTTCTTACGTCATTCTTACGAAGCCAACCAGCACCTGACCGAGCATTACGAGAACCATTGTAGAGTTTTGCCGAACGCTTTTCTTGCTTTACGGATTTCTTTAATATTTTCTTTTGACGATCAGGGTCTTGACCAATTGTGGTCACCTTGCAACTCCGTAATGCTTCTCAACTTTAGCAATCAAATCTTTCTGCATGCCAAGGTCTTCACGGAATGCATCAAGCATCTTGTCCTTACCTTGCCAACGACCTTCACCAAATGAGTAGTAAGCGCCAGCACGGGTAATGACCTCAATGGCAATACCAATGTTCAGCATGTCCTTAAGGGTGTCATAGTCACCCTTTTCAAATCCTTGTGTTTGGGCAAAGTAAAAGTCAATAACTGCACTCTGATTGGGGCGGTAAGTCTTATTCTTAAGCGTGCGAGCCTTAATAGTTTGACCTACAACTTCGTCCTTATCCTTTAACCACTCATCACGCTTAACTTCAACACGAGTAAAGTATGCAAAGTTCTTTGCTAGACCACCTGGAGTAGTACGTGGATCGCCCCACATAACACCAATCTTCTGCCTCCACTGGTTAATCATTAAGCCAGTGCATACACGTTCATCAACAATCAAAGAGCGCTTCTGTGCCTCTGAGGATTTGCGAAAGAACTTAGAGGTAAGGCGAGCACCTAGACCAACAGTAAACTCTTCCATTGTCTTTTCTGATTCATCCCCAGGAACTAACGCTGGAAGGGAGTCAATAACAATAAGGTCTACCGCACGATTAGCCATAACCCTAATCACAAGGTTGTATGCCTGCTCCATGATGTTAGTTTCAACAATCCACATGCGCTCTAGGTCAACACCAATTGACTCTGCATACTCAGGGACAAACTCCTCAGCAGCAATCCATAGACAAATAAACTCAGGATTTAGTTTTTGATTTTCTGCAATGGTCTTAAACGCAAGAGCAGTTTTACCAGAGGACTCTTCACCAATGATCTCACTCCACTGGTTTACGGGCCAGCCGCCACCAAGCATGAGGTCGTATGACAAGATGCCAGTAGACAACCTCTCTAGTTTTCCACGGGTATCACTACCCTTAACAATTGTCCCTAATCCGTACTGCTTGTTGACTGAGTTGACAATTGAAGAAAGGCTATCCCAATTTGTGTCCATGTATTTCTCCTGTTCATGCTGACCAAGATATTTGATCCGCTTGTTCGTATAGTCCGTTCCAGCCACACTCAAAGCATCTCGGTGCAGGTACGTTACCACCTGCCGATGCATTTGCACGACTAAACACGTTTTTACTTCCACATCTTGGGCAAGACAAACCACCATCTAAACGTTGTGCTTCCCCACCCTTCCATGAGCGTAAAGCCGTACCCATGTCAACTTTTCCATCAGCATCAGGAACAGGTCTTGCTTGCTCTGATGCTTGAACTATTGCACGAGCCTGTTGTTGTAGTGCTGGCAAAATATGATTAGGTGTAGTCGGCACCGCAGGTCTACGTTCTACTGTTTTATTGTTTAACTTGTTGTCCCACCAACTAGCCATCGTAATCCATCTCCTCTTCCCAATCTAAAAAACTGTCAGGTGATATTAAAGCAATAACATTGTTCTCTAGCAACTTCTGAACAAGAGCCATCCCATATGACAGCAATACTGTCTTTGATCCGTCAACCATCCTAGTACTAGGTTTCTCATCTTCACCCATGGTAACTTCTAAAACTTCTGTAAACCAATTAACTGCTTCTTCAACCTCATCGTACACACCAAAATCATGTAAAACATCCCATTGGGAGTTAATTAATTCGGATTCCATATCTTGTACTTCTTTAGATGGTGGTGTAAGACCCATATGTTGGGCCAGTTCTTGACCAGATGGTAATGAGAGCATTAAACAAAAGTTTCGTTTTTCACCGACAGATCTCATTTTCCTTTTGCCTCCGACCAACTAGTTGCTGCATGACAGGACACTTTAAGTGTTACTCCCATAATACTCCTGCCATGCCCCATTGCAGAAACTAACGTCTGCATTGCAGACTCTTCTTCTTCTTTAGGGGCAATAACCACAAGTTCGTCATGTACCTGTACCAGCATCTTGACATTGGTACCACTAAACGCTGCGTCCACGTCAATCATAGCCTGTTTACAAATGTCTGCGGCACTTCCTTGAATAATGGCGTTGATGGCTTGACGTTGGGCACGAGAAACATCAAATTGCCTAGTCAAGTTAAGACCAGGAAGCCTCCTACGCCTACCACTCAAGGTAGATACGTAGCCTGCCTTTGTACCTAAAGCAATGGCAACTTGCTTCCACTTGGTTAGGCCAGAGAAACTTTTATAGTAAGCGTTAAGAATCTCTTCAGCATGTTCATCAGAGATGCCTGTCGTCCTAGCCAGTTTTGCAGAGCCACCACCATAGGCAGTAAGGAAGTTCACACCCTTACCAATCTGGCGCTCCTCTGAAGTTACTTCTGACAAATCTTTCCTAAAGACTGCTGCCGCTGTAGCGGCGTGAATGTCCTCATTGTTTTTAAAAATGCGAAGTAACTGGGGGTCTTGACTAAACATCGCCATAACACGCAACTCAATTTGATCGTAGTCAGCAACTAACATGGTGTATCCCTCAGGCGGAACAAACAACCCTCGGATGCTGGAGTCACGTGGAATGTTCTGCAAGTTTGGGTCATTGGATGACAACCTACCTGTAGCAGTTCGGTGCAGGTTATAGGAGGGGTGCAACTTCCCGTTATTTAGTTTAGGGATCAAACCATCAACGTAAGTAGATTTTAACTTCTGTAGTTCAGAATATGAAAGCAGTAAAGGAACCAAAGGGTGATCCTCTCGTAACTTCTCTAGGGCTTCCATGTCTACGGATGGTGCACCTTTAGGTGTTTTCTTGTGGGGCTTCAAACCTAAACCACCATCACGCTTTTTGTTAAACAAGTACTGTTGCTTGTCTTTATTGGAGTCAGGGTTAAACCCTGCGTAGGACATATCAGTAATTTCAAGCAAGCAATCACGTTGTTTAATCTCTAAATCTTTACGAAGGTCTTTGAGGGCACTGGTCTTTACCGTGATTCCCTCATCTTCCATGTTCATAATTACTCGCAAAACTTCCATATCTTGTTTAAGTGCTGGCAAAATAGATTCTGAGAGGCGCAACTTAGCCTTCAATTTGGTATACAGCAACCAAGTCCAACGAGCATCCAAATGCACGTAACGAGCCGCTTTATCAAAGGGAACCGTATCAATAACAGATCCTAACTTGCCTTCTTTTGCGTAAGCATCATGCCCATCAAAGTTACGCATAATTAGTTTCTTCAATGAAAACTCAGGGACATTCTCATCTTCAAGGTGTTGGAGAATCATTGTGTCCATGTATGGACCTGGTGGTAGTTCTCCGTAGTACTTCTTAATAGAGCGAGCATCAAACTTTACGTTATGTCCTACCTTGATGAGGTCACTAAAGAAAATTGGGCGCAACGCCTCAAAGACCTCTGAACGAGACAGTTGTGGTGGTGCAGGCGAATACTCTCCAGGAATGACGTACTTAGCCTTAGCCATAGACTCGTTGCCGTTTTCTAGCAACTTACGATAGCCAGTTGGTGGAATGGTTGTACCATCGCCCCGTTGTTCAGGAACAATAATGTCTCCTAATTTGTGGCCCATTGGTATTGCCCATGAGTGCCCTGCCGTAGCAATGCTGATCCAAAACACCTCATTACGAAGAGGGTCTAGGGCTAAGTCTTTTAAGTACCTAGAACGAATTGTTTCCGTTGAACTAGCAATTATGGCGCTCCCTGGGTTCTTGAGAGTTGCAATGTGTTCCTTACACTCTTTTTCAAAAAGTTTAAGAAAATCATCATGCCTCTCAAGAACCCCACGGGATTCCACGTCAAAAGCAAACTCTCCTGCTTTTGTTACTACTTCTACAAGGGTTGTCAACTGCTCTACGGTGTGCACCGTATGACGCATGTTAACTACCTAGCGTCAAGCAGTTCAGTAGCAACTTCCAACAAGTCAGAGCGTGTTGGGATTTGGATGATGCTTGGGTCATAGGCGTTGTTTACCAAGACCTTCATACCGTCCTCTGTGATTGGAGTAAGTTTCCACTCTTCAAGGTCACGCTCACGAACCATCTGCAAGATGGTCTGTGTCTGTGCTCCCTTGCCAGTCTTGGAAACTGCCCAGTAATGCTTAGACAGTGGTCCTTGACGTGGGTCAAGATGGAAGTTCTTCAACTGGTCAATCAACCGAACACCAACCTCAAACGACTTAACGACTGAGTCTTCTCCATTTGCAAGCAACGCAATGTTGAATGCAAACTTGGTGCTTGGGCGATTACCTGCATCACATAGCGGGCAACCATTTGGGTCATCGTGCAAGCAAACAAATGACTTTTGGCCTTGACGACCATCAATCCAGTGTGTGCGAAATGAAGCGTATGGCTCATCTTCAAGAAACTTAATTACTTGTGTTTCCTCAAGAACCTTAAAACGCTGTGCGTAAGGTGATGCTGCTTCTTGAACACGATCTGCTGCACCCCAACCACGCTTAATGGTTCGGGCTGTTGCAACTCCTGTGCTGGCTGGTTCAAAACCAGTATCGGGCTTTGCCGTTACTGCTGGTTTTTCTGTAGGTGCCGTAGGAGTTGCAAACTCCTGTTCGTCATCTTCGTAATCATCATAGCGGTTCGTTGTCATGTGTACTTTCTCTGCTTTCTGTTGTTTGTTTTTTACTTAGTCCATTGTTCTTTAATGTGCTTTTTAAAACCTGCCCAGTTTGCTTTATTGGGTTGGGGATTATCCAAACCAAAATGCTGTACTGAGTAGATAAGTAACTCTACCTGCTTTCTGCTGTAAAGTCTACGACCCTTAGCAGTTTTTCCTGGAAGTTGTTGACCATAAGGTGCAGGTGCCCTAAAGGTCGCTGTCGGGATAAATCCCTTTGTTTCCCAAGATCTTATAGTTACCGCTTTGCGATTTAACGCTTTGGCAACCTCCCCCACCGTGTAAAAAGTTTGCTCTTCACCACGAATAGAATAGACAATAGGGTGCAACAAAGAAAAAGGATCTTCAATCCTTGTTGGCTTTCGCTTTTTCCTGTTTTTCGGAGGAGTTTTGCCAGGGTAATCATTTAAACTTTCAGAGCCCATGTTTCTTTCTCTACGTAAAAAGTCTTAATTGTTTCTTGGATGGCATCATTGTTCCATGCAAGACCAAGAAGTTTATCCTCACTGAGGACTTCAACAATTTCCCTCACAGTTTCCCAGTGACCATTCTGTTTTGCCCATGCCTCAGCAGCACTAGAATTAAACGACTTAGAAATCCTACGCTCACGCTTAAATTCTAAGTCACCCATATCAATCCAAAGGTTTCCCTTTTCGTCAGGCTGTCCATAGGTTACCAACATCTGTGTCAAATCAGCCTTTAAAGCATCAACACGTTTCTGAGTCATTTCCAACATGTGTTTATGATTTTTATACTCATCCACAAGCATGCGGGTGTGCTGTTTATCAAAATCTGATGCTGGTGTTTCCCTTACAATTTGTGCCATGTTATACCTCCTTATGTCGTAGGAACTCTGAAAGAGCGCCTAAGTTTAATTGAAAACTTCCCTTGTTATCGTAACCACCATCAATAAATGCTTTATTGATTCCTCGTTTTTCCTGCAACATTTCGTATTGCCTCTCTTCAATGCTACCTTTCATAACGAAGGAGACCACATTAACGTGTGGAAACTCAGATGACAACCTAATGATTCTGGCTTCTCGTTGGTCTAGTTTGCCAGCACTCCATGGAAGGTCATAGGAGATAAGGTAATTGGCAATTGGTAGGTCAACACCATAGCCACCTGCATCTGAGGAAAGAAATAGCCTGGTGTTTGGGTCGGTGGAAAACTCTTGTTTAGCCTTATCCCTATCCATCATGTCCATACCCCCCATAAATAGAACACTACGGGTGGTTGCTTTAGTTGCTTCTTGAATAAGGCGCAAATTGTTTTTAAAGAAAGAAAACAAAACAACTTTGTTCTTAGGATTTTCTTCTAAGACATCTGTAATGTACTGAACTACTGCATCAAGTTTAGGAGTATTAAAGTTATCTTGGATCAACCCTTGTGCTACTACTTGTGAAGCATGCTTGCTGCCTTGAGTGTTGCCGTCATCTAGGTACATTTCTGCAGACAACTTTACAAGCGCTGGGTTGTCACAGAACATACGTAGAGTAGTTAGGCGAGACATAATATCTCCCTGTGCTTCCATGTTTTTATTGTTGCCGTAGTAATGGGCCCATAAATCAAAACCACGACCATGCTCAGTCATTGCTTTTTGAATAGCAGTCAATAGGTCTTCTGCTAACCTTCGGTAGGTTACTGCACCAAAGGAATCAAAAGGAACTGGAACTACTTGCTGAATTACTACAGGTAATTGGTCAGCAATATCCTCACGAGTTTTACGGATCATTACATTTTCCATGCTGGTGTGTAATGACTTTAAATTTCTGTACCGTTTTGGTTTACCAAAGTGGTCACGCTCAATGAATGTCCTGTCAAACACTTCAAACTTTCCAAGGATAGTTGGGTCAACAAACTCCATAATGGAGAACAACTCTTCTGGACGGTTCTCAATTGGTTGACCTGTTAGGGCAAACCTATAGTGGTATTTCTTTCCAAGGCGTTTGATTAGCCGTGAGCGCTTTGCTCTTGGGGTCTTAATCATGGTTGCTTCATCTACAACAATTGCATCAAACTTATGCTTTTCGTAGGAAGCAATGTCATTGGCAAGAGACTCAGGGTTGACAATAACGTACTGAGCACTTATGGCTGTTCTCCATAGTTTCTTCCTTGCAGCAATACCACCGTCAATAACAACACACGATGAGTCTGTAAACTTCTCAATCTCTCGTTTCCATTGGTACTTCAAAGAAGACGGTACGACAATAAGTGTTTTACAAACCTCACCCATCACTTGCAAGTTTTCAATAGTTGCAATCGTAGTGATAGTCTTACCAGCACCCATCACAAGGGCCAAGAGCATTTGACCACGGTCAACCATCTGTTCCGTGGCTTCTTCTTGAAAGGGGTATAACTTGCCCTTAAACATCAAGCCACCAGGGGAATACTGAGGCTTGGCTAACTGCTGTAATTATTTGTGCGTGTGTCATTTCACCGATATCTTTTGCGTCCGTGTGTGCGTAGTGTAACCAGTTTACACCATGCCTGAATGCAGGTAACGCTTTTTGTAGTTTTTGGGCTGCAGAAATACCAGCAGAATCATTATCTAAAGCAATAATTAAACCGTCAAAGTGCTCTACAAGTAACCGTATCTGTTGTTTACTGATGTGAGCACCATAGGAAGCGACACCACACACCCCAGAAACTACCGTAGCCAAACGTGCTGCATCCAAAGGTGACTCTACAAGTACACCAATCGTGCAATCTGCCTTATCAATACCAAACAATGTTTCAGACTTCTTTACACCGATGGGATAGTTACGAACCTGTGATGGTTGTTTTTCTTGCCAACCCAACAACTCCCCCATAGGTGACACGATAGGTAAAATCCAAGCCTGCTTACCTTCATCAAACCTAATGCCATATTTTCGTGCCGAATCTCGGTCAATGCCCCGTGTGAACAACCACTCGTCTGAAGGTGCGGGGAAAGAACTAAAAGACTTCCAATCAACTGTTGGCTTCTTTTCAAGGGGTGCAGTTGAGTTGAGCCTTTCTAAACCCTTAGCCACAATAAAGGAGTGCACAGCAACAATAGAGTCAGACTCCCCAGTCAACTCAGAAACAAGTGAGGACAATGTCCCCTTAGCGCCACAGGAATAGCACAACCATAAACCTGTGTGGGCATTCATAGACCACGAGGGTGATGCATCCTCCTTACCAACACGATTAAAGTGCACTGGGCAACGTGCAGAAATTTCGTTCTCACCGATACGCCGAACGTCCACACCTAAGTGCTGTAGCACATGTGCTACGTCAGTAATACCAGTTGTCTCGGTCATCATCTTTATCATCCCCTTCTTCTCCCACTTCTGTAAAGTCCATGTTTGCCCAATCCCAGTTGATCCTAATTTCGCCAAGTGGTGCTGAACGAGCAAGGACGACACGAATGATTCCCTGATTCTCAATGTCAGGGTCAGACTCAACAGCAAGCACAAGGTCGGAGTCTTGGGCAAATGAAGAGGTGTAGCCAATAGAGTCTGCGGTTACCCTCCTGGACTTCTTGTTACCCAACTTCCAAGACAAGACTTGAGTAGTACCTACAACAGGAATATCTTGGTTTTGGGCAAGGCGCTTTAATGCACGGGTGATATTGGTGAGCGCCTGTGGACTACCTTTGGGCTCTCCTTGCTCATCGTCCATCAAGTACACACCGTCAATAAACAGAATGTCAGGTTGGTATTCCCGTACCTTTGCCGTAAGTGCGCTAACGGTCGTAACAGATGCGGTGTCCTCGGTAATTACAAAAGGATGCATGTTCTTACGCATACGCAAGGTTTCACGAACCTTTTCAAACTCTTGGTCAGATAATGACGCACGCAGAATATTGCTATATGGAACCTTAGCAACAATTGCGTCATAACGTGCTGCTTGCTCTTCGGCTGACATTTCAAAAGATACAAACAGTGGGCGCTTACCATGAATGTGTGCAGCATTAGCCATCATCAAAGTCATCAACGACTTACCCTTTTTGGCCTCACCAACAAAAGTAATCAACTGCTGAGGGCGGAGACCAGAAGTAATCCTGTCAAGACCTTGGATACCCGTAGGGATTCCACGAATAGCATTTGGCATTTTACGAAGTTCATCGTATTTGTCAACACGCTCTTCCCAAGTCTCAATTAAGTTGACATCTCGCAAGCGAGCAACATCAGCCCCAGCCTTCTGAACACCAGCCGCTAATATTTTAAATGCTTCAGTGGTATCCCCACTTTGGATGGAAGGCATTGCCGCAGACATCGCTTCAACCAAGTTGCGATGGCGATATGTCGCATAGATTTCTGTAACAAGTGCGCTAAACGGTTCACCTTTAGCATCAAGAAACTTAATATCACCAAACTCTTGCTTGATAGCACGGGTGGTCGGAACCTCACCATGCTCCCTCCAAAAAGAAACCAACCATTCCCAAACAATTGCCCACTCGGAAGTAAAGTGATGTGCTTTAACCCCATGCTTCATGGAGTACGAAAGGTCTTGCTCCTGAACTACTTTGCTAATTAATAGTTGTTCTGCACTAGCCATCAGAGAGACCATGCGGTGTTCGTAGACACCACGGTTGCACGCATACCAATCACCTTCGCCTGTTCTTGATCTGCTGTGTATATCTTTGTAATACCCCTATTGAATTGCAATTCAAAAGCAAGGTCATTAATGTTATCAAATGAAACCACGTTCGTAGATATTCCCTTCTTTAATAGCCACCTGTCTACTGCTTCCGCAAAGCCAGGGGGGAGCAGTGTATACACCTCCGTACCAACACCCAACCTGTGGATTGAATCACTTAGATGTTTAACAGGCAGTGTGTTTGTCTGCCACATCTTAAGATACGCATCCCACTTTTCACTTTTTAATAAATAACTAGCCTTAATTTTTTCAAGTTTTCCTGTTGGCTCAGAGGCAAGCACTCCCTCAAACATTGTTGCCTGCACACGAGGAGCATAGGAAGCAAGATCATTACCCTGCATGTTGTGTGACTCGGTAATCCTTTCCTTCAAACGGAATCTGTAATGTAGCATCTTGCAAAATAGATGCAAGTCGTGGGCCGTAATTAACGCCGATAGAAGCAATACTCATTTCAGAGGTAACAATCGTAATCAACTTCTGTTCGTATCGGCTATTGAGCAAAGAAGAAACAGCGTTCTTAGTAAAGTCTGTTTTCTTCTCCCCACCAAGACCGTCTAGAACAACAATGTCAAAGACTGAGTTGATGTACTTCAGCAAGTACGGGTCACCATACTCGTCAGGGAGTTCCCCGTCAGAACGCAGTTCATCGTAGGTTGCCGCAATAAACTTCTCAGCGGTGATAAAGAAACCACCCAACTGATGCTTGTGTAACAACTCAGAAAGAAGCGCTGCTGCTAAATGGGTCTTCCCTGTTCCTGTAGCACCACAGAAATATAAACCTTCGCCGCTCTCTAGGTTTTCTTTGATGTTGGATGCCCATCCACGAATGGCTTGGGTAACACCCCAACTACCAACCTCATCATCGTAAGAGTCAATCGTTTTATCTAGGTACCTTTTTGGAATGTGAGCATTACTTACCCGCTCTTTTGGTGAACGGTTTCGCCAGTATCGTGGTCCATGCCAATCAGTCATGTAGGTACTTCTCCAATCGTGGGTCAAACTTAACCTGCTCAGAATCTACGGGAAGAATATCGGAAGTAATCCGTTTAAACAACCCTCCACGGCGACGAACAAATGCGAGCCAAGGAACTTCTTGATTTGTTAATGGCGTGCGCTTAATGTCTTCTGCAAACAAATCAATCATGCGGTAGATCTGATCAGTTGTTACCGATTTAGATAACATCTCTTTAAAAACCTTCATCAGAGCAGGTCCGTTTACAGGGGCGTTCAGCGTCATGTTTGTACTTGTAGTGACATCACGAAAATAACGCAGTACGTGGGTCAGTCCCGTTTTGTTCTTACTAGGGACAACTTGTGTGGGTTCATCCGCTCCTATCGGAGTGACATCCCAATCATCATTTTTCTTTTGGCGTGTAATGGGCAACCCTCACTTTTTTACCATCGGCTACGGGTTCCTCTGACAGTTCCCTGCCTTTAACTGTCCTGCCTTTTTCATCTAGGACTTGGACCTCGTGGTCCCACATCCATTTCATAGTTCGTTTCATAAATAACCTTTCTATTGGGGAGTTTTTAACTGACGTTGCCATCTAGGGTCTGACAAGAATAAAGCATCTTTCTTTTTCCTTTTCTGCTTCCCCTCTAGGTTAAGATTAATCTCTCTAGATTGGGTGTCAGCAGTGACACCCTCCGAGGGTGTCCCCAGTGACACCCCGCTAGTGTCACCAGTGACACTACTAATGGTGTCTCCAGTGACACTACTCCGAGTAATTGGGTTGTTGAAATCAACCCGATAAAGGTTTGTCATGTTCCTACCCGTCCTACTCTTTCGGACAGTCTTGATAACCGCCCCAGATGCTTCAATGCGGTTCATTGCCCGAATAACAGTCCTGCGGTCATAACCTGTTAGTTCTGCTAGGTGATCGTAGGACGTAGTGATTTCTTGCCGATCACCACTCATGTAGGTCAGGGCGTGGATTAGTACACACAGAGCCACCGCATCTTGACCTAGGTATTCCAAGACCCATCGTGGTACTGGTATGAATTGCCCATTTAACTTCGCCATATTTGCTTCCTTCTATTTGTCATGTTATAGTTCTTGTACGGGGTTCCCCTTCGCCCCCAGCCTTGCCTGCGTTTACGCAGGTGGATATGGCGCTTGTGGTAAGGGTGCTGGTGATTTCCCCTTCTTTGATCCAGCACCCCCCACGAGTTAATTCAAGAGGTTCTGTAAGGTTTTGATAGGTATGGCTCTTGCTTCCATAGAACCATCCACAAAGGTAACCACCAGTTGGACCATTGAGATCAGCCCTAAGTCCTCCTCAGAGAAAAGGGGTACTGGGATACCCAAATCCCTTTTGAGCGCATCCTGGGGGCTCCTAGGGGCCTCTACGGGCTCGTTAGCGTTGGGCTCATCGTCAGTTACCCAGATAGGCACCAAACCATTAGTCAAGTCCTGCAGCATCATCCCAAGCCTGTCTCCCTCAAAGATAATACTTTGGGTCATTTGGGTAGGGTTTTCTTGTTCGTCTGCGTCAAACAGTACAAGGATATGGGCTTTAGAGTTGATCTTCAGGGTGTCCAAGATCAAATCGTCTACTGCTATGACATTGGTAGCCGCTTGCATAATGGTGGGGTGCACCCTGCCCGAAGCAAAGTAAACAGTAAAGTCCGCACCGTAGTCCACTAACCAATCCAATACCCGTGCTTGACCAGCAGTGGGCCTACCCGACCACATGTAGTGGAACTTTGCACCCTCTTTGACATCTCCCAAACCCGCTTCAATTACGTTTGCTGGAGCATTCCCCGTACCACCAATAATGTATTCCATGTTGTTTCCTGTTCTTGGTATTGTTATTTGACTACTCGCCTACTTAACATGTCCCCTAAGAGGGTGAGTAAGCGTAGCAGAGAGTGTACTGTTCCTGCAAGGCTGGCTACTGCTAATCCTGTAATCCAACGATCAGGGAAATGTAAGATAAAAGTAGAGCCATAAGCCAAGACCACACCAAACAAAACTTTAACCCAAGGCATTGCTTCACGTGGGGAAAGTGCGTCTGCAATTTGAACCAGTTTGTATACGGCTAATGCACAAATTAAGTAATTCATCACGTCTTTCCAGGAATCCAATCAAATTGTATTGTGTAATCAATGTTGGTATCAAGCAACATTGTTACAGGTAATAGTTGAGGTAGCAACCTAGTTATTGCATTATTTACTTTTTTCTTGTTTGTAGAATAAACGGAGTAAGAAGCATACGTGCTCCCTGACCAAGCGTGGTCAGAGAAATTGTCTTGGTAAACAAAACCACCAAAATCTGAAGAGCCGTTAAAGAACTCACCATACTTCCCAGGTTCTACCATCCATTGAGATACCGTGGTACTTTCACCTGGTTGGAGTGAAAAAATCATTACAGGGTACCGTGTTGTTGTTGTTGCCAGCACTGGCATTTTTATAACCAAACGGGAACTTGGTGTAAGTTCTTCAGATATACCACTTTCCTCAAGTTGAGACTCAGTATTCCAAGTTGTCCATGAGGCTGATGCTGACCATTGTGCACCATGGATAATGCCATCACCAACTACTTTGGCAGATGACCAGTACTCTACATCGGCTGCTACGGGAACTTCTACTAAAGAAGTTAAGGCAAACTGCACTGATGCCGAATCGGTATTAGTTACAATTAAGTTTTCACCAGATTTGGTAAAAGTGCAGGAGGCACTAGAGGAACTAAATTCCCACTTCTTAGTGCCAGACTCAACAACAAACAAAGAGTCAGCAACTAAGTTTGCTTTCTCAGCGTAGACACGAAAAGTGTATCTGGGTGAAACTGGTGACTCAACTACATCCACTTGGCAACCACTTAATGCGGTCATGTATTGTTTAATTGAACTGATTGTTCCCTTTTGTTGTCGGTAATAACCGATGTCTTGAAGTATTTGACGAAGGCGGGATGTTCCAATTTCTTTAGAAGTAACCTCCAAAGCAAACATATCAGCCAAGGCATCAATAGATTGGGATTCATTTACCGATGGGTCATACTGTGTCATTACGCTATTTATTAAAGTTCTTGTTTTATCTAATTCAAAACTAAAGATACTTAAAAATCTAGATAATTGTCCACGACCTAAACCACTTGGGTCTAGATTTGCGCCAGCAGTGTCACCAACCCGATATTGTGCTGGGATTCTGTTCCAAAGTTGATCATATGAACCATAGTTTTTTGGAATAAGTTCCTGTAATGTGGTCATTCTTTCGTACCAATTTACTCCTGTAATTCCTGCTCCATTTTGATTCCAATGGATAAACAAAGAATAATAAGCCCAAGTTTCTATACTATTTGTAGATAAACCTGTATGTTCAAATGCATAGTCAATATCAAAATACTTTTGCGTTTTTATGATTATTCCGTCTGCAACCGTTTCAGGAAACCCCGTAGGAGAATACACAATGACTATTTCAAACGGTTTTGTTTCTCCTTCTAAAATATTTAATTTATCTGTTAATGCTATTTCTGTCCAGTCTAATTTAACAGTGTCATAATCTGTAGCAGTTGCTGAAAAGGTAACAGTAGTTGTTAATTCAGCAACGGCTGCTACAAACGCATCTGCCCTTAGTGCAAAGTCTGAATCTAGACGTGTTAACCCTGGAGGTGCGGTGGTTTCATCACCACGCACATACGAACCAAATGGGTTTGCATCGGGACTAGCAACAAGGTCTACACGCCTTAATTTAAAGGAAGAGTATGCCATTGCCTATACAACTCCACCACTTGAAGTAATGCTTAATTCTGAAAGCAAGAGCAAATTATTATCTCCTGCTTTAACACCCTTGACTACAGGGCTTAGGCCAACAGTGTCAATTACTGAAGAACTACCAGTAGTAAACCTATCTACGGTTACATAATCTACACCTGGAACATCTATGATGGCCCTATACAGGGTGCCTAGAGATATGGTTTGACCAAAAGTAACAGCATCAAAACTAAACAAAGATTTAATGGCAAGCGTAATTGCGTCTTCAACGCTTGCTTGTACTGATGTAGCCAAGACATTTACAGTAATACTTACTTTGACAAGATCTAAGGCAACGCTTGGCATAACTACTGTGTTGACACCAACCATTTGGCGTGGCTCAATATATGAGTAAATACCATCTCGGTAGTCAGTTTCAAGACTTAATGGGCTAGTTGTGGCGCTGGTTGCTAAAGTGCCATCGTAGGTTGCTTGAGCACCTAGTGCATAAATCTTTACTTGTGCATTTTGGTAAGTTGCAGAAGAGGATACAGATGCAGACGTAATGTTGGCTACGTTTAGGTCATACAACAATGTAGACCCAGTAGACCCTGTCTTAACAATAAAAGTCCCATCAAAAATATCATCAACATCAAATACTGCAATAGTTTCACCGACAGATAAACCATGAGCGGTGTTTGTAGTCATTGTGGCTACGCTGGCACTTACGGATTTGTTTGTAATGTACCCAGTTTTAGCAACTGCTCCTGTTACCACGCTTGCGTTTGCTTTAATAATGCCAGGGACACGTAAAGTTAAATCACGGTAATCTTGGATAGATACAGCACGATCTTGTGATCGGAATGATGCAGGTATGTTTACTTGTAGCGAGTTAATGGTTTCACTATTTGTTCCACCGCTTGCTGCAAAGGTGTTTGGGGTAATATCAATACCATCATAAGGGGGGCCAAAAGCATTGGTTAATGACTCAAATTCAGTAATTGAGTTAGCATCAACATTTCCTGCAGAGCCACGAGACCTGCGATAACTTATTGTTATTACAGCATTTGTCGTTGGTATTTTTCCGTAAACACCATTACCAAAAACCACAGTAGAAGTGTCATCTGCGTTTAAAACTATTGTATAGATGTTGTCTGTATTAGTTGCATCAATAAACCGATCTATTGGTGCATAATTAACATTAGTACCACCAGCCCCTTCAGCAACAGAAACTTCTACTGAGGTTGCAACTACTCCTGTTTTGTTTAATGTAAACCTTTGTGAAGAAAGACCGTTGCTCGTATAAGTTTGTGTAAATAGTTCACCTTCTTGTAGGGTGACAGGTATCGTTGCTGACTTTGCATAAGTGGTGTATCCAAAGATACTTGTTCCAGTGTCATTGATAGCAATAGAACGTGTAGATGTAAAGACAACGGCATCAGCACCACTAATTAGTGGGTTTGCAACAAACCTTGTGTTCTTTGGTATAAGTATTGGCGTAGCATCCGTTGCTGCCGAGTTTGTTGCATTTAACGTAATAGTTGCTGTTGCTGCTGTTCTTCCAGTTGGTGTGTAGTCTAGAAGATTGGCAATTGCCATAATGCTGGATCGTTGTGTAGCAGTAGATAAGAACGCTTCTTGCGCTGCACGATCAACATAGTAATGGAGTATGTCTCCCATGTACGCCCAAAGGTCTACCAACAACATGCCAAAATCCGAAGCATCTCGTGATGTCCATTCGGGCAATACAGATTCTGCTCGGGCTAACAGGTCTGCTTTAATTGCAAAATAGTCCCGACTAGTGTAATCAAAAGTTGTCATAAGTTCGTTTCCTCGGTAAGAGATAGTGGGGATACTAAATTAAATGCTGCACTAGTAACTTCATTGTTTGGTGGTACTACGTACAAAACTTCAATCATTTGGGTATTATCGGGGATATCTCCCCTTGATGTAGGGTTTACCAATCTAATATCCACAATGTTTACACCAGACACATTAGTGAGTAAGCCGTCATGGAGTTCTCTTTTGTACTCACTAAACACTAACAAGTCATAGTTTTCAAAGACTAAAGTTTGACTGTTTCCACCATATGCTGGATTCATAGGTCTTTCAAACTCTTGTGTAAGTACATAGTCTCTTATCTTTTGCCCTATTTCTTTTTCAAGATCAGTTTCTTTAGATATCTTTCCAGACGTTGCAATAGAAAATGGTGTTTTAATAGTAGACATAGTTACCTAAATATTCCTAAAAAAGAAGCGTCTTTGTATGATTGCAACTCACTGTCTGATGCTACACCACCAAAAGTAAAAATAACATTGCTTCCAGTGGTAATGGACCCCGTGCTGGACATGCTCATAGTATCGGCACCATCAATGTTGATAGTCAGTAATGTTATTGCTTCTGCGGCATAGTTTGCATTAGTTCCTACCCATTTATTAATGGCACTGTCCCACACAGGTACAGAACCAGATGAAGGTGTTGGTATGTCTACATCTGCTAAATCTGCTAAATCTGGTAAATCTACTACTGGATTATCAACCTGTACCCAAAAGATATTAGTAAAACTATCATCATCAGAAGTTACTACGATCTGTTCACCTACATTAGGTACATGCCAAACACCATTTGTTGCTTTTCGTCCCACACGTGAAATATCTAAAGCAGTGTCAGAACCAAATTTGGCAGGTATCCGCACACGAATATCACCAGTAGCGGCATTAGCCTGTGTAACAATTGCTCTATGGGTGTTAGTAGACATATGAAAATTCCTTAGAGGTTTCCCATATTTTATTTTGTAACACTGGCTTAGGTGGGGCAATATATGATTTGCCTTCTTTTGTAAGCATTGGCGCTAAGTTAGTAGAATCAGTTTTAATATGTAAATAAGTTATGTAGTTTTCTACGTTAATTAAATGGCGTACATCTTGGACAATCCAGTAACCATCAAATTCAGAATTGTATTTACTAATCTCTACAATTGATCCTGGTAGTAGGGTAGAGATGCCAGACACAACAAGGTCTGCGTGGAACGGCAGTGATTTTTTAACATACCCTTCGGTAAGTTGCTTCAGCGTATTAATAGAGGTTGCTTGTAGTGTTATTTCTTGGGTAAACCTTCCATGAACTGGTTGGCCTAGCCCACTTGAGGCAGTAGCCCCTGAAACATTTTGAAGTGTTTTACCTTTGGGTGTTAGTGTTTTTAGTAAGTAGTTGTAACTATCACCATCAGGAGTTATGTCTCCAAAGGTTCCATTGAATTCCATAATTACACCAGGCACCCTTTTCTTACCATCGTCACCTTCTGGAGAGTGCAAAACTGTAGGTATCTGCCCTCGGTAGTAATTAGAAAATGGGTCATATATGTTTAGGTGGGCGTTTGATGCAGTTACGTAATACCCCAATTTGTTAGCACTATCTACCAATACTTCCCAATCTGATTTGTTGCTTTGATCAATTACTGGAAAAACATAAGAGTTATTGGGAACTGAGTATGAAAAGTTGTACTTTGTTGCTAGTTTTTTTACTAAGGCTGGTAACGAAGTGTTCTTATACACAGCGCTTTTTGGAGGTTTCATTTCATAACTTGTTCCAAAGCAAACCACTTTTGCTTCTTGGATAAGGGAATCGTTAACAGAACCCATGCGGGAGTATGCGCCAATCTCTACATAAGCAACATACCCATTAAACTCTATTACGTTAGCCGTATTGTTTCCAAAGGTAATTGTTACGGGAAGTCCACGGTAGGCAGTAACTGCGGCTGCAGGGAAACCTGAATAAGTAATGGTTGCAATGTCATGTTTGTTTTCTGAATAAGATAACTCAACAGAGGCAACTTGGGAGTCAGGAACAGAACCACCAACAATGTCGGTAGTGATAATTGGGGCATCATTAAAAGGAAACCGAGTAATCATACGGGTATCCGTAGTTGTGTTCCAGGGGTGAGGTCCAATGGAAAACCCACTTGCGGATTTACATCAGCAATTCTCCACCATTGACCTGGGTCATTAAACAATTTTGAAGCAAGTGACTCCATTGTGTCGCCTACCTGCACAGTGTATATAAATACAGATACGTCAGAAACTTCTTTTCTAGCAGCCGTAGTAATACCATCAGATAGGACAATGGGATTAAAGCCATAACGAGAAAGAACAGTAATCATACTTTTCTTTCTTTCAGGCTTGGTGGGAATGCACCAACTGTTAATGGGTTTAGTTTCATGCTTTCGTCGTACATTACAGTTGAACGCATCTGTATAATTTGTGGAAGTTGTATAGGGCTAATGCCTGGCCTTGCACAGAAAGTGGTTATTTTAAGTTCTACGTTAAACTTGTCTTGTGTAAAGGGTCTTGGTAATAGCGTGTCCGCAATTTCCCATCTCCATACAGCATCTTCTCCCCTATTAGCAATTTTCCCGTAGTAAAGGGCATCATAACTTACTTGGGGCGGACTTACCACAGGACGTTCACTGTAATACACAGGATGATCATCAATTTTAATAATGACTGGGCTACTTAGTGTTCCCCATTGTCCGTAGTTAATTGTTCCCACAGTAGGTGGTGGTCCACTTGCGTATGTTAAAGGAGCACCGCCAGCAGTAGTTGCTGCAGTAAGGCCCACAGTTCTAGAGTTAGTTGCATTTGTTACGTGAGAATCCCACCAAATTTTTAATTCCCCACTAAACGTAAAGGTGGCTTCCCCTGCTGCTTTTGCTTCTTTAACCATTGTGTCATAAAACGCTTGACCTGCTCTAGTTGTTTTTACGATAAAGTTTAATGTTTCGCTTGGTTCAGATGTTGAAAAAAAACTACTAACTTTTTTAACGCCACTTTGACCCGCTTGCCATACTGCATTATCAAGAAACCCACGTAAACCTGCTTTTGTTTGATCGTACAATACCCTTTCGTTAGTACCTACTGCTGGTACGTCTGCTACACCAGGCGTTTCCAAATCCACTGTTTGTAGGTCTGTTAAGAATGTACTTTCTTGGACAAAACCAATATACAAAGCCTGCATCTGTATTGCTACTGAGCACTGCGTTGGTATGAAGGAACGAGTGTACTTATTAAAAGTAACTTGACTACTTGTAACAAATCCTTCAACCATCATCCAATTACTAAACACTACACGGATAGGTTGCGGAACTAAAAACGCTTTATTTCCAAGGTTTTCAACAAATGAATTCATTCTGTTCTTGTCATACACCGCAGTTTGAACCGTTTTATCTTTATCATTTTCGTCTACTTTTTCGTAAGTGTCTTCTTTTAAGGAGAGCGCAGAACCTGTAACTGCGTCAACAACATCTTTTGAAAGACCAACACCTAAAATGTCGTCAAGAATCATTATGTCTGCAATAACCCCAAGTTGGGTAACCCATGCTGGGTTGTATGCATCTGTTACAAAACTATCTATTGCAACTTCAAGTTCGTCGGTACTACCTACAATTGCAGGTTTTCCTTTCACCTGTTGCCCACCAGAAAGGTATGTACCACTATTTACTTCTGCCTCACGGTTAAACAATAATTCAAAGGCATACCCTGCTTTTCCAGGTACGGGTTGGGCTAACTGTGCAGGTTCTTGGTTAAAAAACAATTGCATACTTGTATCCGATTGGATACTACGAGTAATGCTATCTGGGTTAAATTGGAAGAGACATTTCAAGTTATCTAAAACAGTTGGGTTATCGGTTCCATCTGCCGACCTTTTATAGAATTCAGTTAACCTACGAACATACCCACGCTTCACTGTGGGCAAACCAACAGTACCACTGGCGAAATCACTGTCATCTCTAGCACGGGGATAAAGGAATGCTGGGTTACTTTTATTACTTGCTTTTGCTTGAATTTTTGCCTGTGATTCAAGAACCTTCTTAGTTTTGGTTTTGTTGTTAACAGCCATTAGGCGTTCCTCAGCAATTCTTTTTTAAGTTCTCGTTCCATAATTTGGGCAATTTCTTGCGCCATCTTTCTTGCATCTTGTTGTGTACTGCCTGAAGAAGTTACATAAATGTTTGGAGCAATTGTAACATTAGTTCCACCCGACACTTGCACACTGGTGCTACCACGACTAGGGGTATTGAATGTTGGGTCACCTCTATCTACGCCTGCTGTCTTTGCAGCAACTTTTGTTTTCTGCATCCAACTATCAGTCTTAGCCATTGGTCCACCATCAGTGTTCCACGGCTTATAGTTACCATCCCCAAATTCAAGGCGTGCTGCTTTTATGTTAGTTCGTGGATCAAACAACTCTTCATTGCTTGAAATGCCATAACGTTCCCTACGCGCTGGACCCAAATCACCAATCATGTTAATTTGGAAAAGACCGTAGGAACGATCTGGACCCTTGCCGTTGTATGCACCTGGTTGCCAGTTAGATTCTCGTCCTGCAATAGCCATCATGTTCAAAAGGTGTTGTCCACGGAAACCACGTTTGTACATAAGTGTTGCGAGTTCTACAGGGTCCATTGCACCACCAGGACGAGCACCTGCTGATGGACTTGGTGGGGATGTGTTTTTACCAGTGCTTTGGGCGCTAACACTATGTGAGTCACTACCCGTGGCTCCACCCATTGCCTGACGATTCTTTGTAGAGATGCTGCTAATTTGTTCACCTAAGGACATGCCCTGAAAAGTAGAGTAAGTAGCACTTCCTCCTGCTGAATCTTTACCTACGTACTGGTCTCCAATAACATAGGCACCAGTGTCGGTTCCGCTAGATCCTTTAGAGGTTCCTGCAGGAGCACCCCATGGTGAACCTTGCTTTTCGTATTCCCATCTAGAGTTTGGTAGTTCTGCTGGTTGGATGTGCCATGGTTCTCCGTTAACAGCACCAAATGTCTTAAGACCAAAGCGGGCAGCATTTTCTTGCACCCAGTCCAAGTCACCAACAAGGTCTGCTGCAAGACCAATTTCGTGCATAGACTTTCCAGGAGGGGCGGCTGGAGCACCGCTGATGTGCTTGTACTGTTCCCCATTCCACTCAGCATCGCCCTCAGAGCCATCTGTTACTTTCTTATAACGAGAAAGAAACAATTGTTTTTGTTGTCCTTCTGAACGAATACCTTCACCAATACCCACGTTAGGGTTTTCAGCAAACATCTTCATTAGTCGGGTTTTAAAAGTTGTGTTTAGCGGCGCAAAAGTAGAAGTAGTTGCTACTTGTGAAAGTGGTACTCGTTTCGTTGGTGAGCCATACCCCATAGGTACACTCACTCCAGACCTTTGTTTTTCTTCTGGCATTGGGTCACCTGACATCAATGATCCGCCCAAAAACATCAGCGGTATGCCAAACGAAGAACCAATGCCTGTTATTGACGCAGCAGCGCCAAGACCAAATGCTGCTGCTCCACCAATTTTTCTTGCCATACCACCTTTAGTGGATACCCCTACTCCAATAAGTGGGGAGAGCGCTTCTTCAAGTCCACCCAAGGCTCTAGTTACTGCCTGGATTCCTTTTTCCATATCGGCGTAGTTATCTGCTTGACGCTTATAGAAGTTTTCATCTCTTCCTTCTTTTGTGCGGGCAGTCTCCTCTGCTTGGGTAGCAAAGTTGTCTTCAATGCCCATCATCTTTCGTTGTGCTTTGTTGGAAGGGTCATACATTCCCTTCCCACCCTTCTTTTGATACGCAATATTAGAATCGGCATAGTCAAGAACCATGTCAATCATGTCTGGCGGAACACCCATTGATTCCAATCGTGTCCTTGTTACCGACCCAGATTGACGTGCTCCCTTAAGCACTCCAGCATTAGTTAAGCCAGAATTCTTTGTAATGTCCTTAATAACTTGGTCAATCCCACGTTGTTGTCCACCTACTCCATAGATACCTGTTCCGAGCATCATTGTCATACGATTGTTTACTTCAGCGGAACTTAAGGTATTAACCATGTTTGCCATGTCACCCGTAGAGTACGAGTAACCAGATAGGGCTCTTAGTCCAGCGATACCACTTGCTTGCTTAGATGCTTCTAAGCCCGTACTTGCTTGAAGTGAAAGTAACGTATTGATTCCACCATACCCAAGGCGTTGGTCTTGTAGTGGTTTACGCATTTGGTGGTA